AATAGAATGGTAATGGCACGTGAAGCTATTGCAGATAGGGGAATATGGACTGCTAAAAAACGCTATATACTAAACGTTTATAATAACGAAGGCGTACAATACGCGACACCTAAACTTAAGGTAATGGGTATTGAAGCAGTCAAATCCTCTACACCGCAGATTGTGCGCGATAAGTTTAAGAAGGCTTATAGTATCATGTTGAATTCCACAGAGCAAGAGTTACAGACCTTTGTTGCAGACTTCTACGAAGAGTTTAAGTCTCTACCGCCAGAAGACGTATCCTTTCCTCGCGGAGTAAGTGACATCAAAAAGTGGGCTGATAAGCACACTGTCTACAAGAAGGGTACTCCGATACACGTCAGAGGCGCATTAATCTTCAATAAGCTTATGAAAGAAAATAATCTATCTATGGAAGAGATCAAGAATGGCAGTAAGGTAAAGTTCTGCTATATGAAGATGCCTAATCCCACGATGGAAAACATCATATCTTTCCCACAATTCTTGCCCAAAGAGTTTGGTCTAGAAGAGCATATAGATTATGACTTACAGTTTAATAAGACATTCAAAGAACCACTTAAGTTAGTTTCTGATGCAATTTCTTGGGAGCTACAACACATCAATACACTAGAAGGATTTTTCTCATGACAGATTTCGATTTTAATGATTTTGGATTCACGGCAATCCACGAGGACCAGTTAGAAGCGGTTCAAGAAAGTAAAGCCGAGGTCAACAGCATGACTAACGCGGCTACTGATACACAATCTAAGCTAGACAATCTACATAGCGCGATAAGCACACTGTTGATGAACTTGAAAAACGATCCAGAGAAGCCGTATATCTACTGGCCTAATCGCACGTCAAAGATCGAAGATTTTGAGAGAAGGTTGAAGTCTATTTACGATGGTACTTGACATCCTTGATGCAACGTGTTATAATAGCCCCAACAAGAAAACTATAGAGGATTATTTATGTCATCATTGATGGAAAAGTTGGAAAGAAATAGTACGATCAAGCTAACCTCCCGTATACAAGACTCTAAGGTATTTGGTAAAAAGGATATGTCTCCGACATCAGTGCCTATGGTTAATGTTGCACTCTCTGGAAGAGTTGACGGTGGTATTACTCCAGGTCTAATGGTATTAGCTGGACCCTCCAAACACTTCAAATCTGCATTCGCGCTACTTATGGCAGCAGCACATCAGAAGAAACATAAAGATGGTGTTATCTTGTTTTACGATAGTGAGTTCGGTACTCCACCAGAGTACTTCAAGTCTTTTGGTATTGATATGGATAGAGTTGTGCATACTCCGATCACAGATGTCGAGCAACTGAAATTTGATATCACTAAGCAGTTGGATGATCTAACAGTAAAGGATAACGTTTGTATTGTCATCGACTCTGTGGGCAATCTAGCATCTAAGAAAGAGGTAGATGATGCTATGGATGGTAAGTCTGTTGCTGATATGACACGAGCAAAGCAATTGAAATCTCTTTTTCGTATCGTTACTCCACATTTGAATCTTAAAGACATTCCGATGATTTGTATAAACCACACATACAAAGAGATCGGCTTATATCCTAAAGACATAGTTTCTGGTGGCACAGGCATCTATTATTCCGCAAATGCGATCTGGATCGTAGGTCGTCAACAAGAGAAAGAAGGTACAGAGGTTAAGGGCTATAACTTTGTCATCAACATTGAGAAATCTCGCCATGTTCGCGAGAAGTCTAAGATTCCTATATCAGTCACATTCGAAGGCGGTATCATGAAGTGGTCTGGGTTACTTGATGTAGCTGAGAAAGGTGGTTATATCAATAAGCCTAAAGTTGGATGGTATGAAGCGGTTGATCCGAAGACTGGCGAAATACTCTCTAGCAAGATGTTGCGGGCAAAAGAGATTGTCGATAACAAAGATTTCTGGCTTATGATGTTTGAAAAAACAGACCTGGCAAAGTTCATCGAATCGACTTATGCTATGTCATCAACAGGAATGATGAATGACGATAGCCAGCTAGCTGGATATGTTGAAGATCCAGTTGCTATCGAGGAGACAGTCCAATAATGATTGAAAACACTATTCTAGCAGGGTTACTGCACAACGAAGATTATATGAGGAGAGTTGTACCATTTCTAAGTGAGGAGTACTTTGGCGACTTCACTGACAAGACTGTTTATAAATCCATCGTAAAATATATTGCTGACTATAATGGAGTTCCCACTAAGGAAGCTCTACGCATATCTATAGAACATAAGAACAATATTAGTGATGAGCAGTATCAGAATATCGTGACTATGATCGATACTTTAGAGTATGATGATAAGACCGACATGGAATGGATAGTGGATGAGACAGAGAAGTTCTGTCAAGATAAGGCAGTATTCAATGCGGTGCGTGAAGCCATTCTCGTTTTAGACGGTAATCACGGAGAGTTGGATAAGGGATCGATACCCGATCTGCTGTCTAAAGCCCTCGGTGTATCGTTCGATCAAGCAATAGGTCATGATTTTTTAGAAGATATCGAAGGACGATACGAGTTTTATCATAGTAAAGAGGATAAGATTCCTTTTGATCTCGATATGTTTAATACGATCACGAAAGGTGGTTTATCCAGAAAGTCTTTGAGTATATGTCTAGCAGGCACAGGTGTAGGTAAAACGTTGTTTATGACGCATTGTGCCGCAGCAGCCCTGATGAACGGTAATAATGTTCTATACATAACAATGGAGATGGCTGAAGAGAAAATATCTGAGCGTATTGATGCCAATCTCATGAACACTACTATGGATAGTTTGCAGGATATGCCAAAGGATGTATTCATGAAGCGAATAAACCGTGTTAAAGAAAAGACTACTGGCAAGCTGATCGTTAAAGAGTATCCTACAGCTAGTGCAGGGTCAGCACACTTTCGTCATCTCCTGACAGAGTTGAAGCTTAAGAAGAACTTTATGCCAGATATTATCTATATCGATTATCTGAATATTTGTACCAGTGCTAGAATGAAAGCTGGAGCAAACGTCAATTCTTATACTCTGATCAAAGCTATTGCTGAAGAACTGCGAGGACTTGCTGTAGAGTTTAATGTGCCGATTCTCAGTGCTACGCAAACGACTAGAACTGGATATTCATCGTCAGACTTGAATCTTGAAGACACCTCAGAGAGTTTTGGTTTACCAGCCACTGCTGATTTTATGTTTGGCTTGATCTCTACAGAAGAGTTAGAGGATTTGAATCAACTGATGGTTAAGCAGTTGAAGAACCGTTGGGGAGATACTAATACACTAAAGCGATTTATAGTTGGTGTAGATCGATCTAAGATGAAGTTGTTCGATGTAGAAGATTCCGCGCAAACTGGTCTGGTAAATGATAGTAATTCCACTTCCGTAGAATCTAAGGTTTTACCTTTCAGTGAGCGATTGAAGTCAGAGAAGCCAGACTTTGGAGTTCTTAAATAGCGTAATGTACAGACGAAAAAAAAGGCAGTCTTTGCAGATTGCCTTTTTTCACATAGTTTGCGTGGCAGACCCGAACCCCACGGACATCAAAGATGTTACGTCTGCTATTCCTTCTGTGAGTTGTTTATAAACGATCACACTTGCCTCTTGCAATTACGCATTGACACGCACCCAGTGAGTCTATTTATACAAACTAGAAACTCCAACTTGCGCTATTACGCGACTTTCTGTATAACATAAATATAAAATCGATACTAATTGTGGAAATATAATGCGAACATTTAAAAACTTTTTAATAGAAGCTCCACTATCGGGAAATTCTACTAATGGCACTCCTAACGTAAAAAAGTATATTATTGATAATCCTAAAGCTATGCAGATCGATTTTGATATAGTAAAGACTAATAAAGATGTGCCTGTATATGATGATAATGGCGATATTGTTAGTAGCGTTAAATTTCCTACATCCTTTAAACTAAAGTCTAAAAGGATTATAGAGATAGACGGTAAGCCCGCAGTCGATACATCTATCGGTATCATTCCTGCTAAATTTGTTCGCAAGCCCTCTGGTTTTAAAGCAATGGATGCCGAAGTATTTGCAACAAATACACTAGATGGAGTGATTAAAAAAGCTGTCAGTGAAAATGGTGGCAAAGGTATTTCAGTGAAGATAGGAAAGTTTACCATTAAAGATGTTGTCGGTGCCGGCTCAGACCATATCAAAGGTGACCCGAAGGCTGATATAGCATTGTTTAGCTCAAGTGGCAAAGAAGTTGGATTTATCTCACATAAGAAAGAGGGTGGCGCTAAAGGGTTTTCGCAATATGGCGGAATATCTATGAAGTCAGGCCTAAAGCATAAAGAGATCGAATCTTTCATTCAAGCAATCGAAAACAACTACAAATCTAAAAAGGTTAGAACCGCTCTCAACGGAGACGCATTCTTTCGACCTATCAAAGATCCGAAACTCATTAACGCATCTATTTACGGCCCCGAATATGGTAGTAGTTTTAGTAGAGAAAACTGTCATTGTATTGGTCAAGGTAATCCTATACTGTCTAAAAAGGGTAAGGTATGGTCACTGGATTTCAGCGAAACTATGCACGTTAACGGAGACTATCGCTTTGCGACAAAGGGTAAATTTAAAGCGGTGTTCGGAGCTACATATAGATCAGGTCGTAAAACAACATCAGCGTCTGGCAATACAGTGCAAAATATGCGTTCAGGTATATATCCTATAGCATATATGGAAACACGAAAGAAAGTTAAGGAACTGTAGATTTGATAAAGTGTGGCAGTATTAGAGGAGTGATACGAGTTGATTTATTATGTGCGAAGAGTGATTTACAAAAAACGGATATTAATGGAGAATCGTATATTACTTTCCATTCTAATACCATTGTTTGTGCGATACCAGAAAAAAGCAACTTTGCTTCACGATGCAACCGACACGAGATCGGTCTGGTACGTAACACAGAATACTGAGATAAATGTTTTGAATCAATGTCTGCAAGTTTTGCAAAGAAGATCAGAAGTAATCGCATCAAAGTAGATGCGCTTAAATAAGGAAGTAAATTTTCATGAAATCGTTTAAATCATATATAGCTGAGGCCAGTACCACAGTACATATGACTCATATTGAAGATGCAGTTATCTTAGGCGGGGTAGACGGTACTCGTCAAGCAATCAATGCTCTTCGCGATATGCGTGACATGCTAGGTGGACAAAAAGCTGGATCGGTATCTGTCAAGTGGGACGGAGCCCCTACTATATTTGCTGGAACAGATCCTGCTGATGGCAAATTCTTTGTCGCTAAGAAAGGTATATTGAAGAAGAAGCCTGAAGTGTACAAGACCGTAGAAGATATCGAAGCTGACTCTAGAATGTCTGGAGACCTTAGTTCAAAGTTCAAAGATGCCCTGAAGTATCTACCAGAGTTAGGAATTAAGGGCATTATTCAGGGCGACTTTCTGTTTAGTCGAAAGGACTTGAAAAAGGAAACAATAGAAGACGAGAAGTATGTCACATTC